CCGTTCTTTTTCGGTTTGAGAGAGAGTTGCGATGAGACGAGCCAAGAAGGTCGAAGATAATTATATATATGCTTATTACCAGAAAATTAAAGATGGATCTATTGTGGTAGGTAAGTGGATTCGGCTTTTATATGAGTATTTGGTGAATGGATTGGAGAAGAAAGATTTTTTTTTCGATCAGAAGAAGGCAAATGCTGTAATTGATTGGGCTGAATCACATTGGTTTCACACCGAAGGCCATCTTGCACCGGGGAATATCACTCTGGAGCTTTGGCAGAAGGCAATGCTGTCAGCAATGTTTGGTGTTGTTGATCAGAATGGGCATCGGCAGTTTCGCGAGGTGCTTCTTGTTGTAGCTAGAAAGAATGGTAAGTCAATCATTGCATCCGGCATCGGTAATTACGTTTTCCGGGTTGACGGTGGGTTTGGTGCAAAGGTGTTCTGTTTAGCTCCGAAGTTGGAGCAGGCTGACATTGTTTATAATAACATCTGGCAGATGATTACGCTGGATCCTGAGTATCAGGAGATGAAAGAGCTTCAGAATGAGCGTGATGAACATAATAAGAAAATTAATGATGATTCGATGCTTCCGAAGCACCGGCAGTCTGATCTTTCTGTGAATGGTACAAACAGCACAGTAAAGAAAATTGCATTTAGCGCAAAGAAGAGCGATGGTTTTAACCCTTCTTTGTGTATATGCGATGAAATTGCTGCTTGGGAAGGTGATAAAGGTCTTAAGCAATATGAAGTAATGAAATCTGGTATGGGGGCCAGAGTTGAACCGATACTTTTATCCTGTACCACTTCCGGCTATGTTAATGATTCCATTTATGATGAGTTAATTAAGCGGTCAACACGTTTTCTTCTTGGTGAGTCGAAAGAGAAAAAGCTGTTGCCGCTTCTTTACATGATTGATGATGTTGAGAAATGGAATGACATTAACGAGCTTCGGAAGAGTAATCCTAATCTTGGTGTATCGATTCCGATTGACTTCATGCTGGAAGAGATTGCGATTGCTGAAGGCAGTCTGAGTAAAAAAGCGGAGTTCATGACCAAGTATTGCTGTATCAAGCAGAACAGCAGTTTGGCATGGCTCCCCTCACAGCTCATTGAAAAAGCGAGTGGCGATCCGCTAAAGCTAGAAGATTTCAGAAATTCTTATTGTGTTGCTGGCATAGACCTTTCACAGACGCGAGATCTGACTGCTTGCACTGCCGTGATTGAAAAAGACGGTGAATTGTATGTGTTTGCCAAGTTCTTTTTGCCTACAGAGCGCATAGATGAAGCATCACAGCGTGATGGCCTTCCGTATAACATCTATATTCAGCGTGGCCTTTTGCAAGCTTCAGGTGATAATTTTGTAGATTACCATGATTGTTTTGACTGGTTCAGGTCGTTGGTTGAGGATTATCAGATTTATCCTCTTGTAACAGGATATGACCGGTATTCAGCGCAATATCTGATTCAGGATATGCAACAGTATGGTTTTGTGATGGATGACGTTTATCAGGGGGAAAATCTTTATGGAGTCATCCAGGAAACGCAAGGTATTCTTGAAGACGGTCATTTTCATTTGGGTGACAATGATCTGATGAAGATACATTTGCTCAATAGCGCAATCAAGATGTCTACAGAGCGAGGCAGAGGAAAGCTTGTCAAGATTAATCCGAATGATCATATAGACGGATGTGCAGCGTTGCTAGATGCAATGTGTGTGCGTCAGAAGTGGTTTGCCGAATATGGTGAACAACTTAAAAATAATTGAGGTGGTTCAATGGGAATGTTTGACTGGCTCTTTGGTAACAGGCCAAAGCCAAAAGAACGATATGCCGAAGCATTCAAGATGTTTAACGGCTATACTCCTGTTTTTCATAACTGGCAAGGGAGCATCTATGAAAGTGATCTGATCAGATCGGCAATCAATGCAAGGGCAACACACATCAGTAAGCTTAAAGTTGAAACTTATGGAGCGGCAAGACCATCACTTCAGACTAAGTTGAAAAATGGGCCGAATGAGTTCCAGACCTGGAGTCAATTCCAATATCGACTTTCAACTTTGCTTGATGTGCATAACACTGCTTTCATCTGTCCTGTTTATGATAAGTACGGTCAGCCGAGCGGCATTTATACTCCGCTTCCTTCCAGATGCGAGATTGTGCAGTATAACGGTGTTCCTTATCTTCGATATGAGTTTGGCAACGGAACAAGGGCGGCTATTGAGCTTGAATATTGCGGAATCATGACCAAGTATCAATATAAGAATGATTTCTTTGGTGAGAGCAATCACGCATTGCAGAACACTCTTGATCTGATTCACATTCAGGATCAGGGAATTCAGGAAGGTGTGAAAAGTGCGGCTTCCTATCGCTTCATGGCGAAGCTGTCCAACTTCGCAAAAGCCGAAGACCTTGCCAAAGAAAGACAGAGGTTCACTGCTGAGAACTTCTCAAAAGATTCACATGGCGGTGGGCTTCTTCTTTTCCCGAATACTTATCAGGATGTGAAACAAGTTGATGTAAAGCCTTGGGTGGTTGATGCGGAACAGAGGAAAGCCATTGAGGCGAATGTGTATAAGTATTACGGAGTCAATGACGATATTCTGACGAATCATTTTAATTCTGAGAACTGGTCAGCTTTCTATGAAGGTGCAATTGAGCCGTTTGCAATCCAGGAATCAGAAGTGCTGAAGAAAATGTTTTTTACGCTCCGTGAGCAGTCGAGCGGCAACGGTGTGACGGTTACAGCCAACCGGCTTCAGTATCTTAGCAACAGGGATAAGTTGAGCGTATCGTCTCAGATGGCTGATCGTGGTCTGATGACAAGAAATGAGATACGTGAGATCTGGAACATGCCTCCGCTGCCTGAACCGCTTGGTTCACAACTTCCGATTCGTGGAGAGTATTACAACGTGGGAGATAGTAAAAATGAAGAAGGAAATCAGAGCGTTTAACTTTGAGGTCAGAGCGGAAGAAAATGAAGCGCATGGGCATTTTCTTTCCGGCCGGCCTATTGTTTTTGGTCAGCGCACAGACCTTGGTTGGTATGATGAAGTTATTGAACATGGTGCGCTTGATACTACGGATCTGAAGGATGTTCGGTTCCTGGTGAATCACAACACCGATATGATCCCGCTTGCCAGAAGCAGAAACAACAATGAAAACAGCACCATGCAGCTAACCGTTGATGATGACGGTATGGGAATTCGTGTTGATTTGGATACCGAGAACAATGCGGATGCAAAAAGCCTTTACTCTGCTGTGAGTCGTGGAGATATTTCCGGGATGTCATTCATGTTCACAGTGGATAAAGATAGCTGGGATGACGTAAACACAGAGCATCCGACAAGGCACATTCGTAGTATTCAGAGTGTGCTTGAGGTTTCTGCTGTGACGTTTCCGGCATACAGTCAAACGTCAATCCAGGCGAGAGGCCTTTCTGAAGCACTGGACAGTGCAAAGGAGTCACTGGATAGTGAACGTGCCAGACTTGCAGGGATTGAACGCAAGAAACAGAAAATCAGAATTTTGATGGAGGTCTGAAACAATGGAACTTAAAGAAATGTCCATTGAACAGCTTGAAGAGCGGAAGGCAGCTATTGTTGCCGAGCTTGATGCTCCTGAAGCTGATCTTGATGCTCTGGAGGCTGAAGCCAGATCCATCAAGGAAGAAATTGAAAGCCGCATGGCTGAAGAGGCCAAAAAGGCCGAAATCCGCAGTGCCGTTGCCGCTGGCGAAGGCGTTGTAACCAAAACATTTGAAAAAGAGGAGAGAAAAACCATGACTCTTGCAGAAGTTCGTGCGCTTCCGGCTTACGCTGAAGCCTATAAAAAGTATGTACTTACCAATGATCCGGCTGAGTGCCGTGCTGTTATCTCCGAAAACGCTCCTGACACCGTGACCGGCTCAGGCCCTGTTCCTGTTCCTGTTATTGTTGATCAGTATGTCCAGACCGCATGGGAGCGTGACGGCATCATGTCTCGCGTTCGCCGCACCTTTGTTCGTGGCAATCTGCGAGTCACCTTTGAGAAAGCTGCTGATCCGGCTGCTGTTCACGAAGAGGGAACCGATCATCCGGCAGAAGAGACTCTTGAGCTTGGCACTGTTGAGCTGATCCCGAAGAACATCAAGAAGTGGATCACGCTCACTGATGAAGCTCTTGCGATGGGTGGAGAGGAATTTCTCCGCTATATCTATGATGAAATCACCTATCAGATCGTTCGCAAGGCTGCGGCTCTTGGCATTGCCGATATCGTGAATGCTCCGGCAGCTCACGGTGCTCATGCAATCGGGATTCCTGTTGTGTCCGCTGCTCCTTCTGTGACCGCTATTCCGGCGGCTGCTGCCAATCTGAGTGATGAAGCAACGAATATTGTAGTTATCATGAACCGCCTGACTGAGGCCACCTTCCTGGCTGCCCAGGTTGCTGGAAACTTCAATGTGGATCCGTATGCTGGTCTGCCTCGCGTTTACACTTCCGCTCTTCCGGCTTATTCCACTGCTACTTCCGGTCAGACCTATGCAATCATCGGCGATCTGCGTGGCCTTCAGTTCAACTTCCCTGAGGGAGACGGCATTGTGCTGAAGTACGATGATCTGAGCCTCGCGGAAGACGATCTTGTTAAGATTGTCGGTCGGCAGTATGCCGCTCACGGTGTGACCGCTCCCGGTCGCTTTGTGAAACTTGCAAAGGCGTAAGCTATGCTGGTGCGCCTTTTAAGGGACGCAAGAATTAATTATAGGGCTGGGGATGTCGTTGAGGTATCTCCAGCTCAGTTTAATTTCTTGATGTCCACAAACAGTGCTGAACTGTATCATCAGGAAACGGCAGTTGCTGAACCGGTAGCGGAAGTGCCTGAGAAGCCGAAGCGGACAAGAAAGAAGGTATAATCATGATCCCGGAAGTAATGCTTAATGCAACCAAGCTTGCTTTGCGTATAACAACAGATGTTTTTGATAGTGAGATTCTTGCACTGCTCCAGGCCGCTCTGTTAGACCTTGGTGTTGCTGGCGTTGTCATTCCGGGGTGCTATGATATGCTTGTGCAGCAAGCTTGCATTACATACGTCAAAATGAACTTTGGTCAGCCGGATGATTATGATCGGTTGAAGAATAGTTATGATGAGCAGAAATCACAGCTTGCTTCTTGTACAGGCTATACGGATTGGCTGGTGAGCTAATGGATAGATCTACACCAATCATGCTGCTTTCGACCACTAAAGCACAAGATGCGTATGGCGTTTGGGTGGAGAGTCCGACAAGCCGCATGGTATTTTGCCAGGTTGATTCTGTCACCAGAGCGGAGTTTTTTGACGGTGGTCGGAATGGGCTGAATCCTGAATACAGAATGACGATGTTCTTCGGCGATTACAACGGAGAAAAGTTGTTGTCTTACAATGGTCAGACCTATTCTGTGTACAGAACCTACCAAGGCAAAAATGATACTATAGAGCTATATGTTGAACGAAAGGGTGGTACTAATGGCAAAGGTCAATAGTAGCACCTTTAATTTTGCCGAAATCACAAAGCACATCTTGGATAACTACAACAATGATGTGTTTTATGAGGTGTCTGAGGCAATCGATGAAGTCTCAAAAGAGGCTGTGACGAGGCTTAAAAAAGAGAGTCGTGCTGAATTCGGCAAAGGCGAATATGCAAAAGGCTGGGCAAGGAAGATGGAAAAAGGTCGGTTGAGAGTGACGGCAATTGTCTACGGCAAAAAGCCAACTTATCAACTGGCTCATTTGTTGGAGAAGGGGCATGTCACACGGAATGGAACCGGCAGAACGTATCGGCCGACACCGGCACATCCGCATATTCAACAGGTATCTGACTGGGCACAGGATGAGGCTCTTGATAGAGCAATATCGAAACTGGAGAAGAGAATATGACATATAAAGAAGTTTCCGAGATGATCAGCGGAATCGGTTTGCCGTATGCTTATTATCAGTTCCCGGATAATACGGAGCTTCAACCTCCTTTTATTTGTTTCCTGTTTTCGGATGATAACGATTTTCTTGCCGACAACACAAATTACCAGCTGATCAGAACGCTGATAGTTGAGCTATATACTGATAACAAAGATTTTGCGCTTGAGCAAACAGTTGAAGATGCACTCAGCAGCAGCGGTCTTGTGTATTCCAGAGATGAAACATACATCGATTCCGAGAAAATGAACATGGTCACATATACGACAGAAATATTAATCACAAAGGAGAATGACAATGCCTAATAAAGTCAAGTATGGTCTTTCCAACTGCTATTATGCGGTGCTTGATGAAGAGCAAGACACCTATGGGACTCCTGTTGCTATCCCCGGTGCTGTGAACCTGTCTTTGGATCAGGAAGGCGAGACCAACAACTTCCGCGCTGACAACATGGATTATTATGTCAGCATTTCTAACAATGGCTATTCCGGCGATCTGGAAATCGCACTGATCCCTGATTCTTTCATGACCGATGTCATGGGTGAAGTTAAGGAGCAGACCTCTGGACTTCAGTATGAGCTTGGTGATGCCAAGCCGAAAGCGTTTGCGTTCCTGTTTCAGTTTGAGGGGGACGTTCACGCTGTGCGCCATGTCCTCTACAATTGCAAGGCAACAAGACCCACTCTTGCCAGCCAGACAACCGAGCAGACGATTGAACCTGTCACCGAAACCATCAATTTGACTGCTATTGCAAAGATGATGACGGTCGGCGGTGTTCAGAAGCCTGTTGTCAAGGCAAAAGCCGAACAGGGTGCGACTGCCTATGAGAATTTCTTCTCTGCGGTTGTAAAGCCGTCTGCGACCTGATATGGAAAAAGTCGTAAAGATAGACGGTAAAGAATACAAGCTGAAAGCAACCGGTTCGACTCCGAGGGTGTATAGAAGCCTGTTCAAGAGTGATGTGTTTGCTGATATTCAGAGAGCCGTCACACCGACAGGTGATCTTGTTGGAATCGATGTTTTTGAAAACCTTGCATACTGCACGGCTCTTCAGGGCGGTTCGATCTCAACCGGGACGAGCATTGAGGACTGGCTTGATTCTTTCGAGTCACCGACTGCCATCATTGAAGTTGCTCCTGATTTGATGGAGATGTGGGCGGATGAAACCGACACTATGAGTGTTGGAAAAAAAGAATAAGACCGACAGACCGAGATATGAACACAGCGTTATTTTTATTGCGTTGTGTTCAGCTCGGTCTGTCAATTTATGATCTTGAGCTTCTGGAGATCGGGGTCATATTCGATATGTTTACGGAAGCGGCGAACGATGATTGGAACGGCTGGTGCCAGAAAGCGACACAAGCCGATTTTGATAAATTTTAAGGTGGTGAATGACCGTGGCAAGCAGAATCGCTGGTATTACCATTGAGATTGGCGGCGATACCACAAAGCTACAGTCTGCGCTGAAAGGCGTAAACTCCACAATAAAAAACACGCAGAGCCAGCTCAAAGATGTTGATAAACTGCTGAAGCTCGACCCGACAAATACGGAACTTCTCAGGCAGAAGCAGAAACTTCTTGCGGATCAGGTCAAGGCTACAAAGGAAAAGCTCGATGCTTTGAAGAACGCACAAAAGCAGATGGATGCTCAAGGAGTTGATAAAAACTCCGAAGCATACATGGCTTTACAGCGTGAGATTATAGCGACAACTAATGACCTGAAAAATGCTGAAAGTGCCGCAAAGAATTTCAACGCATCGTTGGCAAAGGTTTCTGCTGTCGCATCAAAGGTATCTGAAACAACTGCAAAAGCGGCTCAGAAGACAAAAGCATTGTCAACCGCCGCCGCTGGTGCGCTTGCTGGGATTGCCGGTATGGCTTATAAGGCCGCTACGCTTTCCGATGATCTCAACACAATGGCGAAGCAAAGCGGATTTACTACCGCTGAATTGCAAAAAATGCAGTATGCTGCCGACCGTATTGATGTGTCGATGGAGACTATTGTTGGCGCGGCTCAGAAGATGACCAACAAGCTTAGAACGAGTGAAGAAACGTTCAATGATCTTGGAATCGCAACCAGAGACATGAATGGGAACTTCCGTTCAACATCTGACATCTTCAACGATACTATCAAGTATCTGTCTTCAATTGAGAATGAGACAGAACGTGATGCGGTTGCGATGGAAATCTTCGGAAAGTCCGCAAATGAGCTTGCCGGTATTATTGACGATGGCGGTGCAGCTCTTGCCGAGTTTGGAGCAGAGGCTGAGAATGCCGGATTAATTCTTGATCAGGAAACGCTTGATGGCTTGAATGCGGTAAACGATCAGATTGACAAGCTGAAAGCACAAGGCATGGCAACGCTGGCGAAAGCTGGAGCATCTGCGCTTGAGGCGTTGACTCCTGTTATTGAAAAGGTTGCCGGTGCTGTTGAGAAAGTGCTGAACTTCATTGCTCAGTTGAATCCAGAGCAGATGCAGTTGATTATTACGATCTTGGCTATTGTAGCGGCTATTTCGCCGCTCCTGTCTCTTATCAGCAAATTATCAACGGCAATAAGTTTGATTGCATCTCCTGTCGGTCTTGTGATCTTGGCAATACTGGCTCTTGTTGCGGCTGGTGTATTGCTTTACAAGAACTGGGATACGATCAAGGAAAAAGCTGTTGCGTTCTGGAACGGTATCAAGGAAGGTTTTGAGCGAACAAAAGAGGATGCTGTCAGGTCGTTTGAGCAGATGAAAGAAGGCATTGCCAACGCTTGGAACGGTATCAAAGAAACCGCTTCAAACACTTGGAATGATATCAAAGAAGCGATCACGACACCAATCAGGTCAGCATTTGATACAATCAGCAATTTGATTGACAGTATCAAGAGGCTGTTTTCCGGGGAGATCAGTTTCCCACACATCAAAATGCCGCACTTTCATGTGAACTGGCGTGACCTTGGTATTGTTTCGATTCCTGACATTTCGGTTGAGTGGTACAAAAAAGCCTATGAGCAACCGTATATGTTTAGCCAGCCTACTGTTGTAGGAAATCGTGGTTTCGGTGACGGCAACGGTGCGGAAATGGTCTATGGTAGAGACAATCTGATGCGAGACATCAAAGAAGCGTTTGCTTCTTCTCAGTCTGACCAGCCGATCATGATAACGGTGCAGTCTGTATTAGACGGCAGAATCATCGGTCAGTCTGTATCACGGTATCAGCGTGGCACAGCAAGAGCTATGGGGGTGTAATCGATGCTGGATTATACATTGACGATAAACGGTATTGATTTCACCTCTATGGTCGAGCGCGACAGCTATAAAACAAGCAAGATCCCGGTCTACAGTGAATCCATCATGACAATGGACGGAGTTACGCATGTTGCGTTGATCCGAAACAAGGGTGAAATCAGTTTTGACCTGAATCCGCAGAATGCCACAAAAACGTCTGTGGCTTGTGTTGCGCTTTTGACCATGCCTTGCGTTGTGAGGTATTTCGACTTGCAAATACAGGCTTATGTCAACGCAACAATGGTGATTGACCAGCAGACGGCACAATATCTCAGCCGGTGCCTTTATAAGGGAGAAAGATGGAATCAGATGGAATCTATCACTCTTACTGAACTGTGAGGTGATCGGATGCAAACGACATCAGCACTATACAAGCAGATTGTTTCGGGGCGACATTGGTTCAATACAAAGATCACCATTGCCGGGAATACTCTTCTTGAAACGCAGATCAAAGAGATAGAAACAGAAAGACCTGGAATCAATGCGGAAATTCCGTCAGTCGGTGGAGCATTGAGCGCAACACTCCAGATGACGGTGATTAATCCGAGCTTTACGATACCGACCAGAGCAGAGATTGTAGTGTACTATCGAGCTTGTAATGAGACTCAGACGAGCGAGTGGTTGAAGTACGGTACGTTCTATGTCGATACCAGAGAAACGAGTGCAAATTACAACGCAGTTCAGACTGTTTCTATAACTGCATTCGACAGCATGATCAAGACCGAAGCGGATTATCCAGATACCAATCACAACTGGCCTTATCTGGATAAGAATGTGGTGGCAGAGATTGCATCGGCTATTGGCGTGAGTGTTGACAGCAGAACCAATGGCAATCTGACTGCCGGTTATATGGTTGACATGCCAGTTGGATATGTGATGCGTGAGGTGCTTGAGCATATTGCGGCTGCGAACTGCGGAAACTTTGTCATCACAGCCGAGAATAAACTGCTGTTTGTGCCTCTGATCGGTCTTGATCCAGAGGAGAATGTGGTTGGGAATTATCTCACGCCAGAGGGAAGCACGGATGCTCTCCAATTCGGAAATGAGGGGTGGTATATCCTTGTCTAACGTTAATATAGGGACGAAGATGCGCACCCTCGACGTAGGCCAGAAGCAAGCGGCGTACACTGGCGTGATTGTACATGCTGGGCAGACCGAGGACGGACAGAGCATTGATTATTCTGTCGGCAATGATACGGGGTCGGTGCTGGAAGTCACAGTGCCGAATGGGACGCTTGCACTTGCCTATATGTTGCTCGACAAGCTGAAGCTCAGAGGATTCCGTTATCAACCGTTTGAAGCGGATGGGGCTATCGCTGATCCTGCTATCGAGATCGGGGACAACATCACAGCGAACAATGTGCCGAGTATCGTGATGGGCATTCAGACAAACCACTCACGACTGATGGCGTCCACGCTGAAGGCTCCGAACGACGAAGAGGTTAACCATGAGTGGAAGTATGAGCCGAGGTCTGAGCGGCAGTTCAAACGGGAAAGCGCATACACCCGAAGCAGACTGACCATCAACGAGACTGAGATCAGCGCAGAGGTTGTCCGCGCCACGGATGCTGAGAATGTTCTGTCCGGGAGAATCACAGTTGCTTCCGATGCGATCACAGCAGAAGTCATACGAGCAACTGCCGCAGAGGGAACGCTGAGAAGCAGTATTCAGATTAATGCAGAGTCGATCAGTTCCGAAGTTACAAGAGCAACTAATGCGGAAGGATCGCTGTCTACACGAATCACTCAGAATGCGACGGACATCACGGCAAAGGTGAGTAAAACAGGAGGCAGCAGCAGTTCTTTCGCTTGGACATTGACGGATTCTTCATGGACGCTGACATCAAACGGAACAGATGTTTTCAAGGTTACAAGCGGTGGAGCGGAAGTCAAGGGCAAGATCACAGCAACCAGTGGATATATCGGCAACGGTTCATCTGGTTTTGAGATTGGGAACACTTACATCCGAAACGGCATGACGAGCCTCGATGATATTACGCATGACGGTGTGTATATTGGCACGGACGGTATTGCGCTTGGAAAAGGAAAATTCAAGGCAACATCAAATGGAGTTATCACAGCAACAAGTGGGACTATCGGAGGATTTACATTCGGCCAGAACTCTCTATCAAAATCTACTCCGGACGTATCAACAGTTGGACAAAGCCAGTATCAGATGATGCTGCAAGCTCCATCGACGGCAAGTACAAGCAACGCCGCAATTGTCATCCGGCACAGGGACTATACCGGAAGCGGATATGGGGACTGGGTGAATGATTTCTATGTGACTTATGGCGGGAGGCTGACTGCAAATACAGGTGTATTTAAGGGTGATGTCTACGCTGGGAGCATCAAGCATGGCGGCGATTACGGCACGTTAAGCGGCAGCGGACTGACTGATGGGTCTATTGTGAGCGAAAAGTATGGCCTGAATTCCATCGGTAACGGGAACATGATCGCAAATACACTGAATACAGGAAGTATGGTGTCCAGTATTGGCACAAGTCTTGGATATGCAAACTTCTCCAACGCAGTGTTTAACAATACCGATGTTGCGGATTATGTGACGGCTAAATACTTTTTTATTCAAAGAGGCACTGTCCCTTACAGCATGTCCCTACATACACATAAGTTTTACGTCAGAGACGGGTATATCTACATGTCTTCAAACGGTGGAGAAGACGATTCCGTGGACTGGACTGGCGGTGAGCAGGGTTTTAATATAGCCGACACTCAATATTACAAAGACGCAGTTGCAAGCGCAAGGAGTGCCGGCTACGACGAAGGATATGCGCAAGGCAAGATAGACGGAGTTATAGAACTTAACAGAATCACGAGCATTTATGTAACGGCAGTATTTTCAGACAGCGTAGGACTCAGAGCATACCACTCACAAGGTGATTATTCTTACGCAAGACTTTATCCGGGTGATTACTGGGATGGTTATGATTCATAAAGGGGGCTTTATTTATGACAGTTAAAACCGCAACAGGCAAAGAGCTTAACCCTGAGATTGTGGTTGGAATTCCAGAACCGCCGAGACTGTATCTGCATTTCAGCAGTGATACGCCAATGTATGAAATCGGAGCGATCCTGCTGAATCAGGAAGAACTCCCATTGGAGGGATATGAGGAATACACTCATGTGCAATCCATATCACAAATGCCAAACGTTGTAGTCGCGCTCAAACCGTAAGGAGGACAACACAGATGATGATTTGCAAGATTACACAGCATGATGTCGCATTAATGCTTCAGACGCTCAATAGGGTGTCTATTACGCCCGGAATTGACAACGCAGATATGTATGCCGGTATCGGGCTGATGCTGAGAAATGCTATTGATAACGCTGTCGAAGAGACAGAGGAAGAAGGGCCTGACGATGGCAGAACTGACAGGGAAAGCGATATCTGAACTACCGGAAGCACAGACGGTGCAAGATGCTGACTTGATTGCAGTGAGTCGTAACGCATCGTCTGTGAAAATGAAGCTCGGAACGCTCCTTGGGAATCTACTGAAAAAAACAGGTGCTACGATGACCGGGGAGCTGAACTTGCAGAGTACCAGTAACACAATCGGGACAAGGCCTGCAAGTACTGTATCAGACAGACGGATATATTTCAGGGATTTAGCAGGAACGATATTTGTAAAACTGCAAAGCCTGCTTTATAGCGATGGAAGAATAGGTATGCAGCTTGGAGTGCAAAGAACCGTATCTGATAATTTGGTGGAAAACCAGATATCGTTGTCAATTGATGAGGGCGGAAACAGAGGAGTTTCGGTCTCGGAAGCATCAAAATGGCGTTATGCTCTCGGTATCGGGTCAAGCGGCAACCTCCCCATTCCGATAAGTCAAGGTGGAACAAACTCAACAGGTGTTTCGACAACATCTACTATTTCAAGTATTGCAACAGCGGAAAGCGGATTTACGATCAATAACGCAGTATTCTCTCAGTGGGGCAAACTTGCCATGCTCAGACTGGAAGTCACGAACACAAATGAACTGGCATTACATACCAACCTCGCGGTTGCAACGCTTGTCGGTGGAAAGCAACCTGCACAGAATGCCAGTGGAGGCTCCATTAACGTCACAGTCTTGCACGCAATGATATCTGTGGACAGCAGTGTACGTATTGTCACGAATACGGCTGTTGCAGCAGGCACACGCATTTATTTGTTTTTTACTTATTTGCTACCATAAGGAGGATCAATCATGGAAAAGTATTTTCTGGTACAGATCAAGCGGACTAATGGCGTATATGAGAAAGGCGTGGTCGTGAAGGACACGCTGGACGACGCGCGGCAGAGCTATCATGCCTATCTTGGCGCGTATGGCTACAAAAAGGATGCCAATACCGATTATGTGGCCTGTTACATTTTTGGTGACAACGGAGCCAACTACGACATGATGATCGATGACCGCAGACCGGTAAGCACGGAAGGAAAGTGATCTTACATGGTAGTGCTAAACGTTACGGTTAATAACTGCACACCACAGACCATCGTCATAGGCCGAAGAGGGACGTATGATACGCTCCAGATTGCGTTTGATCTGAGCTATCTTGTCGAGTCCTACGGCAATGGTGTTGCGGTGCTTGCGGTCAAGCGATCTCAGGATGAATCCGCATATCCAGCGGTTGTAACGCAAGGAGATAACACACTCACATGGACAGTCTCCGAGACTGACACCTATTATGTCGGTGCTGGCGAAGCACAGCTTATGTGGTATGTTGACGGTGGTCTTGCCAAGACTATCATCTATCCGATGGTTGTGATGAAGGATATTCTTGCGACCTCTGAGGAAGCTCCTGATGCTTACCAGACATGGGTGGATGCTTTGATTGCCGAAGGTGCTGAGACGCTCCGGAACGCACAGGATGCCGCACAGAGCGCATCTGATGCGGAGAGTGCTAAAGATGATGCGGTAACGGCAAAGGAAGCCGCAGAAGAAGCACAGGAAAAAGCTGAGATTGCCGTATCGCATTATCCTGTTATCATTAATGGCTATTGGAACGTTTGGAGCGTTGAAGCTCAGACCTATGTCAGCACCGGAATCCAGGCTGAAGGCGAAGACGGTTATTCTCCAGAAATCACGATCACTTTCATTGAGGGTGGTCACCGCGTAACGATCACTGACAAGGATCATCCGCAAGGGCAGTCTTTTGATGTGATGGACGGCCAGAGCGGAAGCACGGGAGACTACACCGACCTCACCAACAAACCGCAGATCAACGGTCACACTCTGACAGGCGATCAGACAGCGGAACAGCTTGGCCTTGCTACACCGAGCGATATTCCGACTGATGCCGGGGACATCGAATATGATGAATCCGAGACTTATCAGGTCGGTTCTGTTGGCGCAAAGCTACAAGAGCAAACTCGCCATTTAAGTGACTTAGAGGACACCGTCTCAACCACCCAGATCATCAACACAGCATCGGGAGCTATCGCCAGCTTTTCCGACGGTGCAGACGGACAGCCCATTCGGAAGCTGGTTGCTCAGATCGAACCTGTGCAGGATTTGCACGGGTATGACCATCCGTGGCCTGCGGGTGGTGGAGCGAATCAGTGGGATGAAGAGTGGGAAGTTGGCTATATTGATGGTGGGACTGGTTTACCGACAGAGAGTAGTAATTCTATTCGGAGTAATAATTTTTGCCCATGCATAGCAGAAACCAACTATTATGTATACACATTGCTTGCTTCTGATCAGCAATGTAATATTTATTGGTATGACTCAAATAAAGAGTATTTGTCAAGAACAACTGTATTAACAAATCCGATAGCATCTCCGGCGAACGCCGCATACTTTAAACTCGGATTGTATCGGTATGGTACGACTTATAACAATAATGTTGCGGTCAACTACCCATCAACCGTCACAATGTATTCCCCCTACTCCAACGAATGCCCGATCAGCGGTCATACTGTGGCGGAGATTCAGCAGACGGGAGTGAATTTGTTCCCGGCTACTGCAGATGCATTTAGAATATTAGGAACGTCTGCGTATGCATATCGAGATTTACAGTTACCAAGCGGCACACATCTGTATCTGACAGTAGAAGATAATGATACAAGTGTAGTTGTTCCTGCTTCTACTGGGGTTGGGTTTATTAGCAAAGATACTCAAGGCCAAAACCTACAACAAGATCAGTTCACGTGGATTGTACAAAACGGAAATATAACAACAAGACATCAAAATAATCCAATTAATGGTAATACTAGTATTTGGTTGGATAGCATCTTTACATTTCCGAACGATCAAGAAAACCTTGCCAAAATATTAAAGCGTTGGAAATTTACGCTTAATATTGGAGATGCGGCAAAATCGCACGAACCCTACACCGGCAACAAAATCTCCGTCAATTGGGAAACCGAAGCCGGGACGGTGTACGGCGGCGAAGATGAGGTTATCAGCGGGAAGCTGAAAAGCACGATGGCAATGGTTGATCTGGGGACGCTTGATTGGTACTATTTTCCAAGCTCAAATCCTCCACATTTCAGTGCAGCTGTGCCTGGCATGAAAAAGCTTACAAACAATATTCTTAGTGATAGATATATGGTCGTTAAGGATCGTCCGTACGCTTATGCAAACCTAACGATTAGAACGTCTGATTTTCACAACCCAAGAGGCATTCATATTTCTGATACGGATTATACAACCGTAGCGAACTTTAAGGCCGCTGTAACTGGGTCTATGTTCGTGTATGAGCTTGATGAGCCTGTCGAATACACTCTGACAGGAAACGAGATGGAAACCCTCTACGGCACAAACAACATCTGGTCTTCGACCGGGGACACCGAGGTCATCTACACGGCAGACACCAAGCTGTACATTGAAAATCTTACCAAGCCTGAAGAGGATGATATGACGGCAAATGCCAACATTGCCGCGAACACCTTCTTCATGATCGGCAACACCTTGTATTTCAGCACTGCCGCAATCGCACAGGGAGCAACGATTATTCCCGGCACTAACTGCAATGTGGTAAGCCTTGCAGACGCACTCAATCAACTCAATACCTGATAGGAGGATAAAACAATGAAGTATCTTGTAACTGAAATCCAGAGTTTCCCCGGCGGTGCTACTGCCACTCCGACCTATGCGTATGACAGCGCAAACTATGACACTCAGGACAAAGCCCAGCAGGCCGCAAGAGCGAAGTATCACCAGCTTCTCGCCGGTGCGGCGGTGTCTCAGGTTCCGATGCACACCGTCATGATGTACACGGATGAGGGCTTCTTCATCGACAGCGAAAAGTTTGAGCATGAGGTTCAGCCCATGCCGGAACCGACTCCTGAAGAGGTCACCGAACCGGAATCCTGATTGTCACTTAATGGCCTATTTAAATCACTAACGGCTATCTCGTAATTTCACCATGATTTTCACGAGATAGCCACGAGATAGAAACTGCGGCGGCTCAGTTGTAGGAATGTTGGTATGCCCTTGAGGCATTGTCGGTGAAAGTCCAGATGCCAACACGAGGAGGATTCCGGTCCGACTCTGACGAGTTATAACCGCCACCTTTCAAACACCTTTCAAAACCTTACATGAGGAGACGAGCCATGAGCGCGGACGATTTGGACACATGGATTAACTACCTGTTGGAGGGTAAGCAATGAGTTATCATCAGACAATTTACAACCTGTTGCGCGGATACGGTCTTTCTGAAGCTGGGGCTTTGGGTATGCTTGGCAACTGGGAATGTGAGTCAGGCTGTGAACCGTATCGTGTGCAAGGGGACTATCAGGCCAGCAGAGCAATCAGCAAGGCGTATGTCAATGCCATTGAGAACGGCACACAAGACCGGGAACGTTTTGCAACGGATCAGAAGGGCTTTGGCCTCGCTCAGTGGACTTATCCACAGAGGAAACGGAATCTGTGGGATTTGTGGAAGGCAAGCATACACCGCATTGATGATGTGGAATTTCAAGTCTGGTTTGCTTACACCGAGCTTGTCAAAGAGTATTCCGGTCTTCTGAACTATCTCAAGACCTCAGAAGCGATCTGGGATTGTACTGACCGCATTTGCCGAGAGTATGAAAGACCGGCTGTCAACAACGTTCAGGCACGTTATGAGGCGGCACTGCGGATCAGAAAAGAGCTTGACCTGTCAGGGACGGCAGTTGTTTCGGATAATGCAACAACTGAAGAGAAACCAGAGGAACCGAAGATTGAAACCTGGCCTCCTCGCACGATTGACGAGCATTGTTCCGGTTGGGCAGAGGTGTGGCTGCTTCAGTCCATTCTCAAGTGCAGAGGATACAATGTACTTGTGGATGGCATCTGGGGAAGCCTACTGACGGACAAGGTCAAGCAGTTCCAACAGGAACATGGTCTTGACGCAGACGGAGCGATAGGCCCGATGAGCTGGGCAAAGCTATTTGACAGGAGGTGAGTCCGATGCAGATTACATTATCCTGGCAGATGCTTTTGACGGCAACTGCTATCATTGGAGCGTTTGTGGCTATTATCAATTACATC